AGAAGTATCACCTCTTCCAGATGGTGGACTAAGAGTTTTGCAAAAAGCTGGTAAATCAGAAGCTCCAAAAAACAAAGTAATTAAAGATGGTGAAATGTCTGAAGGTAAAAAGAAGAAAAAATCAAAATACAACCCTTGGGCAATTTGTACCTCATCAGTTGGAAGAAAAAATATGGATAAGTATGAAAGATGTGTGATGGATGTTAAAAAATCAGTTAAAGAAGGTAAGAATCCATACGAGGTAATATTAGAATCCAAATTTGAAAAATTGTTAACAAACGGATTAAATGCGAGAATATCTAAAAAAGATTTTATATCTTTGCTTGAATCAAACCCAAAAGATATGATGACAAGTGCTCCATTAATCGGAAAAACAAAAATGAGAAAACCAATTAGTAAATTGGTATTTGGTAAAGGTGAAATGTCTGAAACTGAAGTCGCTCCTGCAAAACCAAAAGTTAAACCCGGAACTGAAACAAGACCAAGACCTTCTCACCCAGGGAGAAATCCTAAACCAGGTGAAGGACCTGCACCCGCTAAAGCGTCTGATATGAAAAGAAAGAAAGACGAATTTATGTCTGCGATTAACAAAATTTTAAATAAGTAAAAATGGCGAAGAGAAATATTAAAGAAGCACCGATTAATTATCCTGAAGGATTTCCTGAAAGGATGGACCCAAATACTGAAAGAAAGTTAGGTTCTCCTGAAAGTTTATATGCAAAAAATCCCGCCTTTAAAAGAGGTGTGTCTGATGTTGAAAGAATGGCATCTAAAAGATTTGCAGATATTGTTAGAAAAGCGAGACAATCAACAGGGAGAGAAACTTTAGGAGGTACTTCAGAAATCAGAGCTCTATTCATGCAAATGTATTCAACAGTGCGTGAAATTATGAGGTTAGAATCACCACATAAAAAATATCTTAAAGATTTGGCATTAAGAGTCGCGGCTGAAAAAACAGGTATTGATAAAGATTGGTTTCAATATGAGTTGAGTTTAGGTCAAGAAGAGACGGATTTTTCAGTCCCAAATTTTAAACTAAAACCTGATAAAAGAAAAGAAAGGAAGAATGTTCCTGATTTTGAAAAATACGGTGAGCAAGCGTTTGACCCCGATTTCCCAACAGAGGAAGAGGAGTTCCAACAACACGTTCAGATGAGAAATTTAACAAATGCTATTACTCAAGGTGAGGCAAAAAAAGGTCATTACTATTTCCAAGAACCATCTATTAAATCACAAATTGATAGAAAAGATGCTAGACTATCTGAATTGTATGTTAAATTAATGGCAATGTTGGACATTTCATATTTCACTATGGAGGATTTCATTGAAATGGCGACACAAACAGGTCAAGGAGTTGCGGGTAGTGTTAATTTGGAAGATGCTGATGAAGAAGAGGATGAAAATGGTGAAATGGGTCAAGAGGATGATGATGCTCCTGATACAAAAATTGTAGCTCAAGGTATTATCTTCCCAATTTTAGTTCACGAAATTATTAAGGGGATTGAAGAAGCCCCAACAAGAGAACAGTTTAGAAATACTGAACCAGGATATTCCAAAGAAGTTTATGGTCAAACCGATACTTTTGAAAATGAGATTATGCAAATCCGTATAGGTCCTGAAGTGGTTGAGGCTTTAAGAAATGTCTTACCAGCTGAGGCACTTGAAAATCCAAAGGTTAATCCTTGGTTCAAGAAATTATTGTACTCTAAAAAACCAAAAGAATTCCTTAACTTGATGTCAATGGTGATTTCAGATGACCCAAAGGACAACAATAGGGCAAAATTGGAAATGAAAGAAATTGTTAGAGACGCAATGGATTTATTACAACAGTATGAAGAATACAAACAGTCAAAAGATATGGATTCAGGTGATGATGATATCTCTGGATTTTTAGATAGTCTCGGAATTGATTTAGAAGATTAAAAAAGTTATTGCCATATCTGATTATATTTATTGGATATGGCAATGACTAAAGAAGACCTAATTATTGAGTATACAAGGTGTATGAAGGACACTCCATACGCCTTGAAAACTTATTTACAAACATATGATAATACTGTTTCTCAGTATGTCCCATTAGAACTATTTCCAGACCAAGTTACGTTAATTGAAGATTATGAAAATTTTAATGAAAATATTGCATTAAAATACCGTCAGGCTGGTGTATCTACCGTAACCGCGGCATGGGCGTCCAAAAAATTAGTTTTTGCAAAAAAGAATAAACCTGAAAAGGTTCTTATTATTGCTAACAAATTAGATACTGCCGTTGAAATGGCAAACAAAGTTCGTGGTTTTACCGACCAATGGCCAAAATGGGTAGGTGTTACCTTCTCTACTGAAAAAAATTCACAAAGACATTTCAAACTAACTAATGGATGTGAAGTTAAAGCAGTTGCAACTTCTACTGACGCCTTACGTGGTTATACACCAACAATATTAGTATTTGACGAAGCTGCATATATTGAAGCCGACGGAGATTTTTGGGCGGCTTGTATGGCGTCCTTATCCACAGGGGGTAAGGTAATCGTTATTTCAACCCCTAATGGATATGACCCAATCTATTATGAAATTTTTGACCAAGCTCAAAAGGGAATGAATGATTTCAAAATTTCTCCTATGGTTTGGTATAAAGACCCAAGATATAATAAAGATTTACAACTTGTTAAATGTGATGATATCATCCATTATTTCTTGAATAGAGAAGAACACTTAAATGATGAGGTAATTGATTTTGGTGGAAAACAAAAAGATTACAGTGAGATTAACTCATTAATTTCCAAAGGATATAAACCAACTTCAAATTGGTATGAGAAGATGGTTAAAAAACTCAAATATGACAAACGTAAAGTTAATCAGGAGTTGGAATGTGCATTTTTGGGTTCAGGTGATAACGTATTTGATAGTAGAATAACTGAAGACATTAGGACTAATATGGTTCGAGAACCACAAGGAAAGATGGTTAGTGGTGGATTATGGATATGGAAAGACCCTCTTGAAGGACACAGATATATTATGGGAGTTGACGTTAGTCGTGGAGATAGTGAGGACTATTCCACATTCCAAATAATTGACTTTGAAACAAGAGAACAGGTTGCGGAATATATTGGTAAACTTCCTCCTGATACTTTGGCAGAACTTTGTTATAAATGGGGATTAATGTATTCGGCATTTATTGTTGTTGATATCACCGGTGGTATGGGAGTCACCACCTCAAGAAAACTACAGGAACTTGGTTATAAGAGTTTATATATTGATGGGTTAGATGCAACAAATAGATGGAAGTATGACCCAAAGTCAATGGAAAAAATACCGGGAATTAACTTCAACTCTAAACGAGTTCAAATTATTGCGGCATACGAAGAATATCTAAGACACGGGTTTAAGGTGTACTCTTCAAGGTTACTGAATGAAATGAACACATTTGTTTACGTTAACGGAAGACCTGACCACCAAAAAGGACAACACGATGACTTGATTATGTCAATCGCAATGGCTTGTTATGTTGGTGAAAATTCATTCTCATCATTAACAAAAGTTACAGAACAAGCCAAAACAATGTTGGATTCTTGGGCAATTGCTGAAAATGATAACGTTTCAAAATCGGTAAGTCAAAACACTTATGTCCCATCATATATTGTTGGAAATCAACAACACCCTATGGAACATACAAGAGAAGACTATGCTAAATATGGATGGTTGTTTGGAAGTAGAAGATGATGTATTTATAAAAGAAAGAAAGTGATTAAATTTTAATATGGAAAATAATCAAAATCAAAAACTAACAGTTTGGCAAAGGTTATCACAAACCTTTGGTCCTAATTCATTATTGGGACAAGATTACCCAACTTATAAGTTTGATAAGACAGAATTGTTAAAAACCACCTCAAAGGGTGAGTATGATTTAAATAAATTACAGGCTCAACAAACTTTTTATCTTGCCAATCAATGGCAGAAAATTGAGAACAATTTGTACACACAAGGTGTTTATTTTGAACCTACAAGATTGGCATCGTATTATGATTATGAGTCAATGGAGTATACTCCTGAAATATCAACAGCGTTGGATATATATGCTGAGGAATCTACTACTCCTGACCAAAACGGACATACCTTACAAATTTATTCTGAATCAAAAAGAATAAAAAGTGTATTAGCCGATTTGTTCAATAATGCTATGGACATTAATACTAACTTACAAATGTGGATTAGAAACGTTTGCAAGTATGGTGATAATTTTGTTTATCTACGATTAGACCCTGAAAAGGGAATTGTTGGATGTTCCCAATTACCAAATATTGAGATTGAAAGGGTTGAGAGAGGAATGAAAGGAAAATCTAATTTGGAAAACGCAGATGCCGAAACAAGGGGATTAAGATTTGCGTGGAAGAACAAAGAAATGGAATTTAATACTTGGGAAATTGCTCACTTTAGATTGTTAGGTGACGATAGAAAACTTCCATACGGAACATCTATGTTAGAAAAGGCTCGTCGTATTTGGAAACAGTTATTGTTGTCAGAAGATGCAATGATGATTTATAGAACATCAAGAGCACCTGAAAGAAGAGTATTCAAAGTATTTGTAGGTAATATGGATGATAAAGATATTGAACCATATGTACAAAGAGTTGCCAACAAATTTAAACGTTCTCAAACTGTTGACAATAAGACAGGTAATGTTGATATGAGATTTAATCAAATGGCGGTTGACCAAGATTATTTTATTCCTGTTAGAGACCCAGCGGCACCAAACCCAATTGATACTTTACCTGGTGCAACAAACCTATCAGAAATTGCGGATATTGAATATATCCAAAAGAAATTATTAACGGCTCTTCGTGTTCCTAAAGCGTTTTTAGGATTTGAAGAAGTAGTTGGTGACGGAAAAAACTTATCTTTATTGGATATTCGTTTTGCAAGAACTATTAACAGAATACAAAAATGTGTATTGGCCGAATTAAATAAGATTGCAATTATACATTTATTTTTGTTAGGGTTTGAAGATGAATTAAGTAATTTTACATTAACATTAACTAACCCATCAACACAGGCAGACCTTCTTAAAATT